ACACAGTGGCAGCAACAGCAGGAACAGGAACGAAGAATCCTTGAAGAAGCAAATGCGACACGATCACAGCTTGAAACTCAAGGGTACTCAGATGATCAAATTGAGCATCTTGTTACACAGCAACAGGCGTTCCAGAGGCGTGAAGCTGAACTTCAAGCTAACTTACAAAGAACACAACTGCACGAACAAGGTAGGTATAGAGCAGCTATGCACTACTCCAAATTGCATGGGGTTGACGCAGATCAATTATTGCCTTACAACTCTCCACAGGAGATGGAACTTCGAGCGAAGGAGATGTCCAGGATAGGGCAATTAGAAGCAAAACTAGCCCAATACGAAAAGGCATCAGTTCCACCACAGAACTTTGACACTGGTACATCGCAGGTAACTGCGGTATCTAATGAAGAAGCGTGGCTGGATAGATACAACGCAGGAGACAGATCTCCAGAAGCACTAGCCGCAGCAAAGCGAGCGGCAGGATTATAATGAAGGGGGTGCTATATGGCACAGACAGCAACGACTGGTAATTTAGAAAATGCCCAGAAAACCATTATCGCTGCCGCACGTTACACGGAGGAGCATAACGCTCCAGCTATGGCATTGATAGAAAGATTCACCCTTGGTAAAGGTGAGAAGACCGTGACCGTTCCAAAGGTCGGTCAGATGTCGATGAGCGATCTCACTGATGGTGTAGACATCATTGATGAGGAAGATATTGGAATGACTACCGTAGACCTCACTGCTTCTGAGGTTGGTGCGAAGGTTATTCTTACAGACAAGCTTGTAAAGCAAAGTTCTCCAAATGTTATGGCAATCATTGGGCGACAGCTCGGTGACGCAATGGCAAGGAAAAAGGACACTGACGTTATTGCTTTGTACACCAACCTTAACGGTGGAACAAAGCTTGGCGCAGATGGCCGATTGATGAGTGCGGCAAACACCCAGGCAATTATTTCCAACGCCAAGGCTGGAAAATTTGGTAGCCAGCTTTACATCCTCCACCACCCAAACGCGATTGCAAACCTTTCCAAGGAAGCAGCAACCGTAGCAGGAACCGCTGGTGGTGAACTTAGCAACGGATGGAGCGTTGACTTACTGAAGAACTTCTACAGTGGTCTTCGCCCAATGAATGGTGTTTCTATCTTTGAGGATGGAAACATTGCTAAGGTATCAGGCGTTGACTCTGGTATTGGTGTTATCGCTGACAAGTCTGCACTTGCAGTTCTTGTTTCGGTAGACACACGAACAGAGCGACAAAGAGACGCTTCTCTCCGTGCAACAGAAGTCGTAATGACTGCTGACTACGGAGTGTTTGAACTCGATGACACCAAAGGTGCTGGCGTTCAATTTGAAATTGGCGATCTCGCAACATCTTAATAACGTGAGGTAAGAGGGACATGGCAGATATAAGTCAGCGGAACAAACAAAAACAGGAACTAGCCACTATTGGCTATTCACTAGGGTTTATTGATGATCGTGCGCCTAAGATGACGTTCTATCTACATAAGCCTGACTTAAATGTAGAAGGTCTAGTGGTATCAGAGGTCGGGAGTGCATTACACAATCTCCCTAGCAGTCCCGACTATGTTCTTAAAATGTCTAGAATGGGACGCTTTGCTTGGCTGCCTGGAGGCGACTGCACCTGTAGATGGTGCGTTGAAAGAAAAGCAATAGCAACAGTAAATGCTAAAGAGGAAGCAAAGAGTGTGCCTGTTGAGAAAACAGAAACGCCAGAAGCCTCTACAGAGTTTGCTGATGTGGTTGTGGAAGTTTAGTTAGGTGTAACGATTACCGTGCCTAACGATATATTAATAACGGTAGTCGCAGGACTTTGAGCCTGTAAAGAAAGGAGACATTATGTCTTTTCCAGTTTCTATAAATGGACACTATGGGATGGAGAAATCCACATCTACTTCAAAAGAACGTAGACTTGGTACAAGGCTTGTTCTTCCTGATGGTAGGGTTTTCTACTACGGTTACACAGGCGAGGCAATTACTGCTGGTAAGGTTGCGATGCAAAAAGCTACCGCATCTGACCACATTAAAGACCTCGCTATCGCAGCAGCAGTTGCCGCTAATGCTTCAGGTATTGGTGCAATCACAGTAACCAACGGTGGTTCTACTGCTATTTCTGGTTCTGCGTATTACACAGGAATCAGAGGCGATGTTGGAGACTATGAAGATGGATACCTATTCGTCAATGATGCTGCTGGTGAAGGACAGCTATTTCCTATTTGGAGACACTCCGCAGCGGCAACTAGTGCAACACTAACTATCGACTTATTCGAGAATGATTTTGTTGCAACAGCATTGACAACTTCTTCAGAGGTTGGTCTTGCTAAGAGCATCTATGCAGCAGCAGAAATATTCGACTTAAGTGATATTGATGGTGTTGTTGTTGGTATTCCTGCAAGAGATCTTGCAAGTGGTTCCTACGGATGGTTCCAGACTGCTGGACCTGCTGCTGTACTTACAAACGGCACGGTTGTCGTAGGTAAGAACGTAATGACAGGTTCTTCAACTGATGGTTCTGTTGACGTTATGGCTGATGACTCCAGTGCTGAGTTCCTCATTGGTGGTGTTATCAACGTAGCTGCTTCAACCGAGTACTCCTTGGTTGACTTGCAGATCCGATACTAAGAGCTGGTGGGAAGAGGGACATATGCATAACATATGGGTTCCTAATGGGGCTGTTCATAATGGGACAGCCCCCTTGGGATTAAGTGTTGAGACTGCCAGGCCTATCATTCACCACAGGTTCACCCTGCGTGGTAAAGACCGATGGGGTGTTACCCATGAGGAAAGGGTCATTGTTGTTCAGCATCCTGATGAAGGACAGGCTGAACTTGACCAGAAGATAGGTGAGGCTACCGAGAACTTTCAGACCAAGCTTCGTGAGGGCTACGAGAAACGTGCGCCCACGATGGAGGAGAGAAAAGAGATCGGGAAGATAATGGATCAAATACGTTTGGCTGCAGAGAAAAGACGTGAAAGCTCAAACAATTTGATTTATTATGCAAAGGATTTCTAGGGGGACAAAGAGGGACATGACAAATCTAGATATGACGGTTGAGGATATTCAGGAATTATTTCGTGTAATGCCTGAAGCCTTTAGGGAAATGCAGATAATAATTCAACGAAGGGTTATTGGTGCATTAGAGTCAGAGCTTGAAGATATAAGAACAACATATATCTTAAAGGAAAAACCAAATGGCATACGGAATGAAGAAGTCATACGGAATGAAACCAATGCGGAAGAAACCAATAAAGTCCGCAGCGAAACCAAATCGAAAAAATAAAAGCGGCATGAGGATGAAGAGATCTTACTAATGCTGTAGTGGGAGGAAGGCATGGCAGTAATCCAAGGAAGGACTCGTGAACAGCTACGACAGTCCATCGGATACAACCTTGGGGCGGTGCGCACCTCAACTGCATCTGGTGGAACTACAACAACTGTAGATGATAACACTGCTGTAGTTGGTAGCAATGACCGCTTTAATGGTAAGTGGTTGATACTCCAGGATGCAGATGCTGCGACAAATGATGGCATTGTTAGGAGAATTACCGATTCTGCGGTATCTAGCAATGTCTTCACACTGACATTTATGCCAGCGGCTTCAGCATCTGTAGCATCGTCTGATACCTATGAAATATGGGATGACAAGTATCCTCCCCAGCGTATCAACGACTTTATTAACCAAGCGATTATAGATGCGACAGGTCACGCCTATACCTATAAGCAAGATGTATCACTGCATGGCGATGGTTACACTGCAAGGTTTGATATTCCATCAACATTCCAGATGATTAACAAGGTTGAATATCGATCAAAGGTAACTGCAAAGGTACTTCACCGATGCGACACTACCTTTGATGAAGCAACTGATAGTGACTTTACTCAAGAATCTGATACGCAAAACAAGAAGCAAGGCACTGGCTCACTGAAAATCACCATTGCCGATGGTGCATCTGCAGGTGATTTGATATCTGATTCTATTACCAGTGTAGATATTTCCAAATATGACACGATAGAAATGTGGGTAAAGAGTACGGTAGCCACGAGTGCAGGTAACCTAAAGCTTTTATTAGATGACTCTGCATCGTGTGCAAGCCCCATAGAGACGCTTTCCATACCAGCTTTGACCGCCAACACATGGACGTTTGTAAGGATGTCTCTAGCAACACCACATTTAGACACAGCGATAATATCCGTAGGTCTTGAGTATGATGCAGATCTTGGTGCTTGTGTTATTAACATTGATGACATTGTTGCAGTAGCCAATGACACTGCTATCTGGGAAAAGCTAGATAAGCGGTCATGGCATATAAACAAACAGGAGAAAGACCTGATCCTGCATGATGATGCAAGGAGTGCATTAGGCTATCGATTGATAAAACTAGTCGGTGGTGCAAAGCCATCACTGCTTTCAGATGATTCAACATCCAATGAGATAGATGATCAGTATGTTATTACTCGTGCAACAGGCATGGCTCTTGCCTCTGTTGGTGGTGGTAATGCGACTGACCCTGATGCATCAGCACAGCGTGCAGCATTCTGGTTTGGGCTTGCGGAACAGGCAAAGCGGTCATTCCCACTCTTAGTAGATGCGAGGCTTGTTGAGTAATGGCAGCATCAGTAGTAGAACCAAATGAAATTGTACTGAATGGGGTTTACTACCCATTAACAAGACCTGTCCAAAGCGTTCTTGCTTCTATATACCCAAGCAAGGTTGTTATAGGAGACACGTCAAAGGATTCACAGCTCTACTCTTCGATTATCCACTGGTCAGACTGGAGAGGTGGACTTGGCAAAGAGCGTATGGCAGGAGCCGCAGATGTAAACAGGGCGTGGTATAGCTCATTACAGCTACGGTACAACAACCACTTGGTACTTCCAGGATTAGCCAATGCGACTGCTGCTGCTAGTCATGGGTTATCTGGACCTACTATTACTGCTATAAACGAACTTGGTGATGATATCTATGCAGTGTGGTCACAAAGTGGTGGAACCTCAAAAGTATTTAAATACGCAGAAGCTTCCGATAGCTGGGGATCTGCTGTTGCTACTATTAATGATTTAGTTACTGACAGTATTGTATTTACTGATGCAGGTGGAGCAACTCATTTAGTTATTGCTCATTCAGACTCTGGAGGGAGTGGGTATACGCATACAACAGATGGATCAAGCTGGACTACTGATACAGCAGATGCAAAGTTTCTTACTGTATGGGATGACAGGCTTTGGGGAATAGATAATACAGGGCAGCTTTGGTATGCCTACACAATAGGAACCGAAACAAACGACTGTAAATTACAAGTGCCTGATGGATACATTACCGCATTGTTTGTTGCTAGGAATGCTGCTGGTACACCAATCATTTATGCAGCTACACTAGATGGATTATTTGCACATGATGCAGAGAATTCTCGGTTTATAGAAACACAAATGACATTCCCTACCCACCCAGACAATGGGCGAAGCACTACTAAATGGCGTGACAGTGTGTACATTCCATCAGGGCTTGGTATCTACAAGTACATTAACGGTAGTAACTCAGCCGTTATTACTCCTGTTGGGCCTGATAAAGATGACGGCTTGCCTAGCTCATACCGAGGTACGGTTTCTTTATTAGAAGGAACGCATAATGAACTGCTTGCTGGTATAGATGCAACCACTGCACCTGTATCAGTAGGAGCAACAGCGATACCTCAGAACTACTCTTCTGGTACAAACCACGTAGGAGCATTCGTTATAGAGCCAAGCACTGGAAACAGTTCTATTATTGGCTACAACGAGATGGGCTGGGAAACGAAATGGGTGGCATCAACCGCAGGTAAGGCTATTGATTCCATGCATGTCAGTAACCTTAAATCAGGTGTAGCTAATACAGTCAACTACCGCGTATGGTGGGGATTCCACGAGCGTGTGTACCACATGGCACTTCAACGAGATATTGTAAACCCTTCGCAGGTTCCAGAGTTTCAGTATGGATCTAGTGGATTTATTGAAACGCCTTGGTTTGATGCCTTCCAGACTGAAGTGGACAAGCTTGCCATGCAGCTTAAGGTAGAAGTAGAAGATGCATCCTCTGATGAAACA